AATCTTCTAACATTCAATCTGTTAAGAGCTGTGTCAGCAACTTGTAAAGTTTTGTTACCCCAAATTACTGTTCCAACATCAGAGAAAGTAGCGATAGGGTTGATTCTACCTTGATACAATGTATCTCTATCTTCTTGAGTTAGTTTTTGTCTAGCTTTGATTGAGTTTACAAGACCTCTTGTGTAACCCGCTGATGCGAACCAAGGGAATGCAATGTTATCTGTTAAAGCTAAGTTTCTACAAACCTCACCAGTTGCTGGTAAATATATTTGTGTATTGTTAACCGTATCTCTTGTTAATATCCAAGGATAGTAAGTTGCTGTATAGTTAGAATCAATTCCTGTATTATCTAAATTATCAACCGCTTCTTGAGAGTAGATAACATCAAACTGACTTGTTCCGTCTGGTGTATACATTCTATAGTCAGGAGTTGTTACGATGTAAACCGAGTCAGCTCTTGAAAATTGAACCATGTTAATCGCGTCTTCACAAAGGTTTGAGTTATTTATGTAATCGATACTTGCAGTTGCAAATACGTTGATATTTGTAGATTCAGGGTTTGAGAATGTAAGAATACCAAGTAAGTAAGCGTAGTAGTCAGTATTACCAAAGTCTGAAGTATTGTTTTGTACAGTAATTCTTTTAAATAAACCCTCACCAGTTGCGTTTGGATATCTTGAAGAAGGATATGCTCCCGCTAAGAATCCAGATGCTCCTAATTGGAATCTATCTTCATTAGTTCTCCATTGTCTGTAGATATCCCAACCATCGAATCCACCCGCAAAACATACAGTGTATTTTCTAGCGTAGATAAAATAGTAAGGGTTCTCTTGAGATTCTGGGTCAAATCTAAAGTCAGCGGTTCCACACTCAAACGCTGTTTCACCACTTGTTTGAAAAGTATTAGCGATTGTAACAACCGTAGCACCTGAGTCCATATGGAATCCTTTACTTTGTACATTCCAAGGAACAGCTTCTTGTGTAGGACTTGAAATCCAATTACTTGGATTTTGTTTTCCTTTATAAGTTAAAAACGATTCATCAACACCATATTGAGTTGAGAAACCTAAATAAGCTCTTCTAACAACATCTCCCGCAGATTCTGTTGTATTCGCAGCTCCACCGAATGGAGGATTTGTAATAGTTTCACCAGGGTAAAAATATTTTGTTTTATATTGAATATATGGTGAAGGATATGTAGAAAGGTTTTCATACTCTCTTTGAGTGTATCCACGGAATCCACAAGGTATTGCATCTATAGGAGCCGTTGGTGACAATTCAACCATAATATATTTTGAAAGTAATGCGTATTCACCATTAGAAGTACCAATTTTAACACCAATGAAGTTGTTAGAAGCTGGGTCCATATTACAATTAGTGAATTTTTCAATAACCACTGGATTAGTATCAGTATCGTAGAAGTTTCTTACTAACACATCAAAAGACATGTTATTGAAAGAAAGATTTGCAATAGATACTTTAACCTCCATATTTGCAGCATCTCCATCAGAAATTGAAATGAATTTAAATAAATTATAAACCTCATTACCTCTTAATTCAGAAACTAAGAAAGGTGTTTCAGGAGATTGATATCTTTCTAAACTATATGCTATAGATGTGTTATTCTCACTTCTAGCATCCGGAAGTTCAATTAGAGTAGTATTTAATCCTCTGATGTAACCTTTTTGGTATGCGATGTTTAAAGACGCTTGGTAAGACTCCTCAACAAACACAGGTACAGTAAATCTATCTTTCCCAAAATTATCAACACCCAAAACTTTGGTTAAATATTTTGAAGATGAAGCCGCTAATGAAGTTTCAAGTTGGAAAGTTGTTCTTTCTCCTGTATTGAAATCTGCTTTAGTAATACCAGAGATTAAGAATGTACCATAAGGGTCATTAGTAACACCTGAATAAGCACCGTTTGTAACTAATTGTAAATCTGTTAAACCTGTAACTTGATAGATAGGACCATGATTTGGTGAAGAAGCGTTGTTTGTGTATTCAGTGATTCCTCTTGAACGTAAAGTTGCAACAACCATGTTATTAAATTCAGTGTATGCAAATCCTGAGAAAGTATAAATTTCACCGGATATTGTTCCAATAAACTCATCACTTGTTGCTCCTGAAGATAATGCACTTACAACATAACTAAATGAATAACCCGAATAGTTATCTCCAGTATAACCCGTAAACGTTGCATAATACCAAGGGTCATTAGAACCAGAACTTAAATCATTATAGTCATAATCACAATCACCCGGTACATCAAATACATTATTCAAGTTAGGATAACTTCCTGTTAACGAAGACCAATCTGAAGATGGTATTGAACCATAAACCACACAAGTATTACCTGAAGAACCTGAAGTATCCCAAATACCACTAAGGTATGTATTGAAATCCGCTTGATAAGTAGAAGTACTTCCGTCACTTAATCTATATTGTGTCGTATAATCTTGTTGAATTGAAACAGGTAAAGTTGATGTATTCAAAGTAACTGTGTTTGCAGAATTACTTCCTGTGAAAGAAGCGGTGAATACTGTACCCGCAGATGACGGATTAAATGCAATTGTTAATGGGTCAACATTAGCAGTTACACTAATACTCCAAGATGGACCCGCGTCATATCCTGATAAACCTAATACTCTTGTTACGAATAATTGGTTTGATTGTTGTAAGTAAGATTTTGCGATATACGCAGCTTCATACTTAGGAATTTGTGTGTTCACAAATTTCACTGGTTCTGTACCACCGAAATAGGCTTGGAACTCATCATAGTTAGTTATAAAAATTGGTTCGAAAGCGGGACCTTTTAAAGTTTCCCCAACTACCCCTAAAGTCGTTACACCCACGCTTTGGGCTACGAACGATAAGTCCGTTTCAGAAGTGTATACACCAGGTGAAACGTACACCTTTTTGTTTGCTTGTGCTGTTGCCATTATTAATTAATTCTATTGCAGATTTATTTTAATGATAAATATTCATTACTAACACAAAAAACTTGACTTTTGGATATGTATTTGTAAACGGTATGATTTAATTCTGCCTTTTTTCTACCTATGAAATCAAAGAAAGAAATAAAGAACTTGAAGATATCACCCGAATCTCACGAGGTATTAAAAAAATACTGTGATAAACGTGGAATTAAGATTTATAAATTTGTTGAAAATTTAATTATGGAAAAGTGTAAGGAGAAGAAAGATATCTATGGTGAGGACTAAACTAATTTATTATCAAAGATAATTTTAGCCTCAATAGTGTTGTCATTTTTTACAACTTGTATTCTCAAAGTATCGTTGGTTGTGATTTGAATTAAATTAACATCACTACCATAATAATCGTTATTAATATAAACATCATAACTCGTAATGTTTTCGGTTCCAACTAAAGTCATATTGGCGGTGTAATCGATTACATCCACCAATGTTGTGTTACCCGTAACAAATAAAAAGTTATTAACAAACTCGTCAGGGTTTTCAGGAAACTGATTTCTTTTTTTATTTAATACTCTTGTATCAAGTTCAAACAATTGTGTAACCCTTTGAATCGCTGGCTTAACTTGGAACTCTTCTTCGTCGATAAGATACCCCAACATTGTAAAATCATAACTTTGGACATAATACTTTCTTGACTCCAAACTCATTTGAGATTCATCTGAAACATTATTCATAATGATTGGAACATATTGACCTTTAATAAAAGTGTATGCTTGTCTTGATGAGAACTTCTGCATTACAATCTTGTTAAGTTGGTTCAACTCTCTCATTCTGTTACAAATAATTTTTACACTGTAGTTGATATCAACAGGAACGGGCTGAGGTATTGTATAGATATCCATACCTTGTTCATTACCATTCCATGTTGGAACTGAGGCATAATAAAATTGTTTTCTGTTTGGTATTGTATATTGAAGTGATGGGTTTGTTCCATACTTTACTTCAGGACTTCTAACAACTGTGATAAAAGGTGGAGATGGGTTATAATCCAAATCAACAAACAAAGCGGTCTCAACATATTGTGTCCAGTTTTGTGTTGTTATTATAATATCAACCATTGGGACAATCTTTCCCGCGGTAACAACTTTTAAATCTTCTTTAACAAAATCTAACATTCCCCTATCCAAGTCAGCATGTAAAACTGATTTAGGTAAATAAGTTCCATCTTCATTAATATATTCCAACAACTGTTCCCTACGAGCAGACAAAGTCTTCTTGGGCACTAACGGTAATGTTGGTTTAACTTGTTTTGGAAATGCCATTATATTCCTCTAAATTCATTTTCACTTACGAAAGTAGCCATAACTGTTCTATAGAACGGTTTATATCCACCATAAGTGTGTTTATTGTCTGACCTAACATATCCGTCATCAGCCACAACATAATATCTAACCCTGTCTTCTGTTTCATAATATCCGATATAATCCCCTTGGAATATTTCAATCCCTAAATCCTCAAGAGTTTTTTGATATATTGAAAACTTCATATTACCAGGCTCTTGTAACTCAACTTTTGAATTACCAATAAGTTTGTGTTGTGGTGCCATGATTTGAACTAATCCTTTTAACTCAACAGGAGCCAAGAATTGTATTCCGTCTTCTAACACCTCACCATAAACATCATCCGTTTTGGTTTTGTATCTATCAACTCTATAAAGAATAATTGTGAAGTTCATATCACCCAACAACCACTCCTCACCCATACCAATATCCAACGTATAATCCTCTCCACCGAAGAACTTACCTAAACGAGTA